CATTAAACGTAAAAATGGTCCAAGCTGCTCATATTTCCTGTACTGTGTAAAATGTTTTGCCAGTGTCGAAGGTATGATATATGTCTTTCTTTTCTGTCCAACCGCAAGTCCTTCTCTTGCTTTAACCAGGTCACGTACATTTGGTGGTATTTTTTCAGGATCCACAGTATTCATCATATCTGCAAGATCATCAAAGAAATCTTCTGTACTTGTGTTCAGGATCTTGTCGCCAACCAGGTTTCCTGTGTAGAAATAGTTACCAGGTACCGGCTGGTATTTTGCATAACCAGGTGGAACTTTAACTTTCTTCGTTGCCAACCTTTTTCCTACGTCCAATTCGTCCATCACTTCCTGGATCAACCTCGGATATATGTCAAGGCTGTTCAGCATCTTGGCGTTGAAATCGTCGATCATATTGTCAGCCAGGTACTTGGTCAAATGTTCCAGCATGGTATTAACATAATCAGTCTTGATAGGTTTGTCGGATCCTTCACGCCTCCTGGTGTAAGGTCTATACGGATCTCTCAACCTTGGTCCGGTAGACGATACCTTGTTGAAGTCTCGATAGTATTCCATTACAAAGTGAGGAAAATAATCTTCTCTTGGCGTTTCGATCTTACCACGCTTGACAAGTTGCATACCATGTCTCTTCATCAAAACGCTATGGTTGTCAGCTGCATCAATCACACGATCAGGCGCGAAATCTTCAAGCGTGTTTAGTTCTTTCTCCAATTCACCTAGTGTCAATTCGTTAGGTACCACTAAACCTTCCTTCACAGTAGCTATGAGATCTCGTGTTATTACTATCCTCTCAAAAATGGCGAGATCTCTACTATCTCTAAGTGGCTTCAAGATCTTCTCCATAAGTCTTACAGATTCTTTCCTGGCAAACTTCTGAACATCACGGATCTTTCGAAACTCGTCATTGATCTCATTTAATGATATAGGACTATCTTCCGGAAGCTGGTGTTTCTTCAATCTTACATCCGGTGGTGTAAGTACCAATGAGGTCTTATAGCGATCTCTCAAGTTCAGGATCCAGGAAACAGGATTGCCCATTGATGCTCTGTCTTGGATAAACAAATCTTCATATTTAGGATTATCTGACGAGATCATTCTTAAATAAGCATTGTGCGATCGATTCGTCTGAAATAGCTTGGCAAAGCTCTTGAAGTTCTCAGGTGTCATTCCAAGAAAGCCTAACTCAACACCATGGTCAGTATCCGGTTCATGTTCATTAGCCAGCTTAATGTTTTCTGTATTCAGTTTATGTCCTGATAAGCGCTCTCTAAAGTTATCATATATTATATCTATCACGTTATGGACCTTATTGCTATCGTAGGACTTAACCTCCATCCTGTTTCCGATCTTAACAAACTCACCAACCTCATTAATGATTTCATCACTTAAAAAATATCTACCTCCACGCTGCTTGCCACCTGGCGCTGTAAGTGTATAGTAACCAGCGCTGTTATTGATCTTGAATCCACCTTTTGTTGATATGGTTACATACTGATTATGGTCCATAAAATACTTGGCAGCATCTTTACTAATCAATTCGAGACGAGGATCCTTTTTAAGATCTGATTCTTGCCAATCACGAGGAAGTAGTATACCGATCTTTGTTGGACCAGCATCAGTTGTATAAGCTACTATTCGACCTCTTCCAGCTACATCCATGCCACGAACTATATTGCCTGTAATAACCTGTCTCCTGGTTCTAAATTCAAGATCTTGCGCTCTTTTAAAGTCGTTCTCTACGCCCCATGAGTAACTCTCTCTTGCATCAACACCACCTGTCATAAGTTTACTTAATGGTACAGTGATCTTCCTGATCGGATCATTTACTACAAACCGGATCCGGAACCTGCTTGGTATACCTGGATTAATACCTTCACGTCTTTTTCCTACGACTATTTCCTGTACGATCGCTGCGTATTCCTCACCAGCTGTACTTATATTGAAGTAATCGTGTGGACTATAAATAAACAGTAGGTTCTTAGTTTTCTTAAACAACTGATCTGCGCTTACGAGTCTTTCCTCAAGCATCGACTTTCTTTCAAGTCTTGACCTTTCATCTTTAATCTGCTGGATTTCTGCAAGTTGTTCCTTCTTCCATTCTTCATACTCTTTATTTATGGTGTCTACTATCGATTTAACATAATCAGCTTTCTTTTCTACTTCGACAACATCAGAAACCATAACAGCTGCTTCTTGGAAGGTCGGAGGCTTTCTCGATTCCTTAATACTTATTTTTTCCAGGTTAATTGCAGAAGTAAAACTGTTCGATTGGTCTGTGCCTTTATCTATAACCTTTGTGTCTGTCGTTTCAGCTGACCAGTCAAGAGCCTCTACTCTAAGATCGTTCTGTCCAGTCTCATCCAGGTAGTCAATATATTGAATGTATCTCTCTTCAAGCTCGTCAAGTACCTGTGACTGTTCCTGTACTGGTAACAATGTTAATTTTCCAGTGAATTTTAGCATAAGACCTGGTTCCGCAGAAACCTTACCAGGAGGTGAACTCCATTCTGTTATGTCCTTTTCCAGGTTAAATAGTTTCATAAGTGATCTGTTTTCTATCAACCATTCAGCTGCTACCTCGTCACCATACTTATTAAACATATTAACCACTTCTTTCATGCTCATAGCCGATTCTGCGTCAGCTGCCACGTTTGCATTTAAAGATTCAAGTTTCCTGGCAAGTACCGCAGCTGGTCTACGTTCTGTCGGTAAAGCGGTCCATAGAAAAGTATACTGTGGTAAATTGACCTGACCTACTCTGTTGATCCTACCTTGAATCTGCATGAAGGCATTTATCTCTCTTGGTGGTTGAACCAAGATCTGTACTCTTTGTCTCTGGTCCTTAAACTTTGATGAAGAATGAGCGTCAAAACCTTCAGCTGCGGATATATTTGCAATTACAGCATCAAGTTTACCTTGGTTATAAGCGTTAGCAATCCTTGTCTTAACTTTTTCCTGAGCTGTTCTTCTTCGATATATACCGTTCCATTTTCCAGTTCCTTTGTCATAATTGTAATCGACAATTATAGTTCGTCCTGTAATCTCGCCTACTTTGATTCCTTCCGCTTTTAACCTGGAAATCATATAATCGATCGGTGATCCTCGAAGTGGTATATCTAATCTGTCTATCTGTTTCTGAATATCTAAATATACTCTTGCGAAATCTCCAAGCTCCTGTATGGTTAATATTCTCGATGTTGAGTCTCCGTAAGGATTTATCTCTGTAACTTTTAGCGTGCTTTCAAGCGCTCTGTGTAAAATATTATTGAATCTTTCATCAATACCATCACCTATAACAAGCTCATCTCTAGCTACAATATCTTTCAACAAAGATTCATTGGTAAACTCCACTACTATAAAAGGCTTCTGATTTTTATTCTTTACTGCGTCGATCGCTTCTGTGATCGCATTTTCAACCTTGGTCGATAACATCAGCTGACCGATAACATTGTGAAATCGAGAAGAGAACAATGCGCTCTTTACTCCGGATGCTACATTTTTACTTCCAGTCACTTCTCTACCATAAGCCTTAGCCTCTTTATCCATTGGCTTAATTATATGATCCATCTTCTCATAATCAAATTGTACTATCTGTTGTAATATATCAGTAACTCTATCAACTACCTTTGCTTGCTCTACTTCATGCGTGGTATCGACCTTGATAGGCATACTGATACCTTTAAAAGATTGCTCACGTCTCATATATTGACCATTTTTCGCAAGCTGAGATGAAACAACCTGAATAATCGGTGTACCTCCAAGATCCATTACTTCAACAAGTGCATCCATATCATCAGTTGCTTTTCCAAGATCTGTACGATGATAAACCGGAATCGAATCCGGCCGTTTAACCCACGTAGCTGACATATAGACAACCTGTGAAGGTGGATTGATTACACCTGGAAATTCTAATTTTTGCCATTCACCTTCCACTTTCTTCACCATTCCACCACCACGGAAGAAAGCGCCAGTCGTAGATTGTCCGGATGCTTTATGCGATTCATCCAGGATGAACAAAGCTCCTTTTCGAGATACGTTTTCTATAAACTGTTGTTGAATATTTCCAACCTTGTTGATTTGTGAATAGGTCATCATTATTACATCATAATCACCTAATTTCAATTCTCCACTTTTATTCCTGTTCATAAAATCGACCTGGTCCGGTCTCGGTATGGCTTGAAACAAAACATTGTCGTTAATATCAACGATCGGTGTCCTGTCTCTCTGTCCCATGGTAAAAGGTGAAATGTCCGGATTTCTAATATCTACAAGATCACGATAAACGCTTGAAAATAAATCTGCGTTTGCAGTCACATAAACAGGTATCTTTCCATTGATTAAGGCATATCGTATCATCGAGGCTCCGATCCTGCCTTTGCCCATTCCTGTCTGATCTCCTATGACAGCTGCGTTACCAGATTCTAACTGGTGAATAAGCACCGCAACACCTTCTACCTGCTCAGCTGACAATACTTCTTTCAGATCCTTCAAGTTCTTATATCTTAGTTTCTCTCTTACATATTCATCAATGGATCCGGTTTTACTCTCGATCTGTTCTATGGCTGCTTTTGTTGGTCCGGCAAGATGCTTAGGAATCATAGCACCTAATGTTGAACCACTGGAAACAGGTCGGTAGGAAACCTGGTGTTCGGTTTCAACCTGTTTTACATCATCTCTTGCACGAAGTCCACGAGATCCAGCTCTTCCACCTCTTGCCTCAGTAGCTTTTTCGACTGCGACTTGCGGAGCTTGTTCCTCGGACTCAAACTCGACAGTCTTTGCAGGCTTGGCTTTTTCTGGAAGAACTTCTGCACCACGCTCAACGATCGGTTCGGCTTCGCGTTCTCGTGGCGAAGGAACAGCTGCTCTACCAGGTCCTCCAGGCTCGACACCTCGTAACCTCTCTCGTTCGCCTCCGACAACGCCTCGCGCTGGCGCTCCTGGTTCGACTCGTTCCACAACCTCCTCACCTTCTCTTTGAGTAGGCTCTGGTAACTTGCCCAATCCTTCGGCTTTCCTCTCTGGACCGGCACGGCTAACAGCATACTGCTTTCGCTTCCTGGCGGTGTCCAGAGGTTCTCGTCCTTGTGCAATAACATTTCTTATCTCCTCGGACCGATTCCAAAGGTCCTCAAATGAATTTACTCTTTCAACCTCGACTGGCGCAACATTATCTGACTTCTGCCTACCGTTGACAACTATGATTCTGATAGGCCACTTTGCGCCTTGTCCTGCATATAATTTTCCGGATACTTCAAAATTGTCTACCACGTTATAATTCGAATGTAACCAGTTCATAAAGATCCTGTCAGGTCTCCGGATCTCTCCTGGTGTAAGGTTGGCTCCAAGTATGATTGCAGCTCTACCATCGTCCTTCAGTTGATCCATAGCTTTCATCACAATAGCATGATCTAACTTCGATATGGTATACCCATGAATCTTCTGTGCTGGCTTTAATGGTCCGAAAGGTGGATTTGTGATAACAAGATCATAGTATTTAGGATCAGTCTTTGTTTCCAAAAAGTCTTTTTCCAGACCTTGACCGAATACCTCATACAAGGCATCAGCTCTTTTCTCGTCGAGTTCAACAAGGTAAGAATGAACGTTTCTAGGTATTCCGATCGTGAGCATACCTGTACCAGCTGTCGGTTCAAGCATTGTAATAGCTTTAGTAGATTCTTCCGTAGCATTAATAGAATGAGCCATAGCGTAAGCGATAGGTGGCGGTGTCGAGTATTGTTGCAGTTTCATCACAGTTGAGGTCTTTGGAAGCGTCGGTTGTTTCTTATACAAACTTTGAAGTGTACTATAAATAGCTCTCGGATCCTTACCTTTTGAAACGATCTCTGTTGCCAATTCAACCACAGCGGATTCCGCAGCAACCATAGCCTCACGTATAGGAACACCTCTTGCCTCTGCAAGAGCCTTTAGCGTACTAAACCTTACCTGCTTACCTTTTTTCAGATCATCATAGACTTCATTCTTAATGATCTTGTTCATAGATGGTAGACCTAAAACAGCTTCTTCTTCCGGAATTTCCTTTGGCTCTTCCAAAGCTGGTGTTATCTCTGGTTCACTAGGCTTACCTGCTTGTTGGAAGGCGTGCATTAATTCTTCACCAACCAAACCAAGTTTTCCTTGATGTTCTAAATCTCGAATCTTATCTAATACTTGTTTAGCCTGTTTTCCATCTATTATTCCTTCTTCCATTCCTGCTTCTAATACAAGATTGGTTTCTGATCCACGATTCAAAAATTTCTTGTGAGTCAATATGGCATCAGTCACCATTCTAAAAAAATCTCCTTCTGTCGGTAACTCTGGTTCCTCTTTAACCTCAGCCAATCTCTTCTTCAACCTCTCAGCTGGTGGCGCTGGCTTCTCTTCTCTCCTAACAAGATCATGTTTTACAGTTGGTATTTCTCTCTTCGGTTCAATGGTAGGTACTTTAGGTTTCTCTGAAATTATTTTATCAAATTTCTCTCGACCAATATTATCAATCGATTTTATAATCGATTCTGTTGCTTCTTTGATTGTCTTGCCACCACCACCGCTAAGTCCTGTACTTTTTTCAATAACGTAATATCCTTTACCTTCATCAGCTGGATATGCAAAAAACTCAACATCCTCATAACCTTCTACTGTTACTGGTTTACCACTGACTCTTTCAAATGAAGGCTTATAAGTTTCAGGATGTACTCTTGCTCTAATAAACTCAGTCCATCCTTTTTTATGTGTCAGTTGTTCTTCCGGATTGATAAGTTCTGGTAATTCTGTTGGTTTAACTTCTGGTTCAGGTTTAGGAGTAACAGGTTCCTCCGGAGCAGGTTTCGTAACAAATCCTCTTCCTGGTTTCCTCGCTGGCTCAGGCTTCGGTGGTGGCAATTCCTCAGATAAGATCTTGCGCCAATCACTCTTCATGCTGTTTATCAGCTTATCGATACGCTGGATTGTCACTTTGTCCGCAGTCTCAGCTCTCAACATATTCTCTGCCTTCGCTGCAAAATCACCTATCTTCTCTTTAGGTATTTCGTAGTTCTTCCTGGCAAATTCCTCAAACTGTGTTCTCATTCTCCTGAAAGCAAACTCACGCTCGATCGGTCGAAGATTCTTGGTGTTCAGCATACCTAACGCACCAAAGGTTAAAGCTAGAAACATGGCATCTTCGTTGTCACCACCTTGAAGTTTTACAGCTGCATAGCCAGTAGCCATCTCCGCTGGAATCCTCGCAAATGGACTTGAAATCGCTCCACCAACCGCACCAAAGGCAGTACCATAGCCAGCTGAGGCTAATATGTTCTTCGTTGCGTCCCACGCTGTTACAGGTACTCCTTCTTTAATCTGGACAGCTGTATCCATAATAGTCTTACCACCTAAAGTTGCAGCACCTCCGGCTGCTCTTGTCATAATCGAGAGTAGTTTAGTTGAGCTTACAACCTTCTCTCCAAGTTTCAGCGCTAACTTCGCAGCTGGTCCACCAGCTAGAAAACTTACAGGTGTTGCACCTAATAAAAATCCAGCGAAGTGTGCTATCTTCTGACTACGCTCGGACATTAACTCATTAAGTACGATCGTAGGTTCGGATCCGGTCGCACCTGAGTAGACCGCTTCCATCCATGGCTCTCTACCTCGTGTCGCTATATATAACTCTTTACCTCTTTCTTCACCGAACTTATTGACAAGATCCTTGTAGGTCATTATTTCTTGTTCCTGTTTCATACGCCTGGCTACACGCCTTTTGCGTAGGATCCTGTCTACAATACTGCGATCGGCTGGCTGTACGATCTGCTCAGTACCAGGTTCAGGTTCTATATATTCTATTGGAACTGCTTGTTTAGGTTCAAGCTCTTCAACTACGTTGTCCTGGTAGTTGAATAAAGCATCGAGGAATTGACCTTCGTGACCTTGTGGTTTGGTCTTTTCCTCTGTGCCGAATAATCCATCAAGGTAGGATGTTGGCATTATTACTCGGTTTCTCGTGGAATATTAGCTGGTTCCTGGATCTTATAATTATAACCAAGTTCTTTAGGTGTGAATCCATAGGTTTGAAGCATCCAAAAAGCTATCATGTCTCTCACTTTTCCTGGATCAAGACCAGCTCTCTTCAAACCTAATGCTTTTTGCTCTATAAATAATTTGAGGTTTTCAATTCCACCAGCTCTTTCAATTACTGTTTTTGCTCTCTTCTGTCTCTCTGCATCGATACCAGCCTGACCAGCAACAGCCATCTCCGTTCTTGCTAAAAATGGTAGGTTAGTATCAGCGATCGCTTTCTCAAACTTGACTCGCTGATCTACATATTTAAGAGCTGCTTCTGTCTCACTAGGTTTCTGTTTAGTTACTAATCCTTCCTCTTTAGGCAATAAGACCGTTCCTGTATCAGTCTCGGCAGCTACTAATTCAGGTTTTTTCTTACGCTTAGTCACAAGACCTGGCGTTTTCTCTTTTAATACAGTTGTGCCTTCTACCGTTTCAGCGCTAATCAATGCTGCTTCCTTTGCTTTTTCTCTCTGATAGCCTTTCAATCCAACAGCTGTGGCAAGTGACGAATCAGCGGATGTGAGCGTTTGTCCGGTAGCAATCTTTTGAAGTAAATAACTTTTATAATATTTGACAGGATCATCTTCAGCTGTTACCTGTTTATCAGGTTTTCCAGAAATAAGTTGCCTTCTTCGATCGAGTAATGCTTCTTGCAGATCTCTTTGAAGCGGATCCTTGTATAATCGTCCACCTGGACTGACAACTCTTACTTTTCCTCTTGGTCGTTGCTGTGGCATTATGTTGGTCCTGGTAAATATTGTGTTCCTGGTCCTGCTTGTGGTAGACTTTGCTCTGGAATTGGTATTGGTATTCCACCAACAATTATGAACCTCTGTCCAGTTTCATCTTCAATTATCGCACCATCACCATAAGAAGCAAATTTATTCTGTAGTGCGCTGGCAAAATCGACACCACCTTGCATGGCGAGATCTAATCCGGATTGCCTTGTCATATACCTTCTCAACCTGTCCTCGTATCCTTCTCTGGTTCTTTCCAATCCTAGTTCGCCTAATCGTTCTTGCGCTCCAACCTGGCTCATTCTATTGCGTACAGAGAGATCTCGTGCAACCTCGGCTACTCTCTCCAATACATCTCGATCGAGCTTCCTGGTTTGTTGTGTACCTATAATGCTTCTTTCAAGTCCTTGACTCGCCATTCTACCTTGAATATCAGCCTTGCTCCTACCAGATACTTCACTTAACCTGGTTGAGACTCCGGAAAGGATATTGCGCTGGACACCAGGTGTAAATACTCCTTCCTGGCTTATTTTTCGCAGATGTGATAAATAACCTTTTTCAAGTCCGGATCGCTTGCGTTTAGGTCCACCTCTTCCACCTCCTCTACCTAAACCAAGTAGCGTTTTGCCAATATAGGCAGTTGCCATAGGATTATTAGCAATCCAGGATCCTATCGTAGCTACGATTGCAGGTAATGGCATTTTACGTTACCTCCGTTGATGTCCATTTATATAATCTACCGTCTCTTCTGTGATATAATCTCACTTCATCACTCGACGGTGAAGAAGGTGTCTCCGTAAGCGCAGTTACATAGGCTACTGCCCATTCATCATCAACAAGATCGTCTAATTTTACAGCACGATCGAAACTCTTGAATGATCCTTGTTTCTTTGAGATCTCTTGCTCTATTGACTGGAAACCTTTTTGCGCTTCCGGATCCTGTGGTTTGGCTCCTGTTTTAAATTCAGTCATCGAGTTCTACTTCAATCCTTTCTACTGTTGTGTTGTAATTTGAAGTACCACTTGTTGTCAGCTGAATCATTATATATTTCGCTCTCCTGGAAGGTCTATGAGAATAGTATCTAAGGTCACTCCCACCAGTATTTACAGGAAATGACATACTTCTGATTTCTGAACTATCATCTCCGTCTGCGAATATCTTAGCAGTTATAATATCAGCCGATAAATACCTCATGTTTAATCGTCTGATTATGTTTGATCTGTCAAGGTCCGCTATCGGTATCCATCCTGATTTATATTTGGTAGTCTTATTACCTGTTGTCGCTGTTGCAAGTGTGTAGACTGCAACATTACGTGAAGCTGCATGGTTGTTATAGTAATAAATTTGCAGATCTTCATTTATCGATAATAGATCAAATGTGTCAGTGGCAACAGTAAACATATTCCATTTCAATTCACCAGTCTTTGAGAAGCTATCGTAATCAAATAGGTACATATTATCATCATCGTCACCAAACCTGCATATAACACGCCTTTTTAATGGATCATAAATTGTCCTGGAATTGTTAAGATTCGATTGATCCTGATAGGTGTCCTTCAAATTTTCTGTGATTGGTACAGGTCTAAAATCCTGTGGAACTGCATATATATAGTCCTCACCAGCGAAGAATATCGTACCAGCTACCGAAATAATAGAATTAGACGCTATACAACCTATGTCTTGAGCTATTTCAACTCTGGACCAGGTTGTAGGATCATTTGCAGGTATCCTTAGTTTCTGAATACCTCTCTCCATGAATATAACCAGGTCTCCTAGCTGATCTGCCAATCCTTTAGGAGTCTCACCTTGAAGATCTCGAATTTCTATGTAATTTGTGATCGGTATCACATCAGGTTGATTCAGCTCACTAAACAATAAAAAGTTTTTATGGTCCTCAGCTGTTCCATTCGGATCCAACCTGGTACTTAGTACATACAAACGTCCATCTATGTATTGACCAAACTCGTAATTGACCTCAATAATCGCATCACCGTAAGGATGTGTTCTACCATTGATGATACCAGTATCATAAATCGTCAGCGTGACCTCGTTCGTATCTGATAGCTGCCATAAATAGTTCTTTGATAGATAGACAGTTTGATTACTTCCTATGTAGGATCCTGTAAAATCACTGTCAACCAATAATGCTTTTCCTACGTTGTTTGTTACTCTCCGGATCTCTGCGGAAGCATCATTGTTTCCATTGGTGTTAGTTCCTACCAGGACTCTGTAATGCTGTCTACCGTCCTCAGCATCAAGCACGAAATCATCATCGATTACTGTGTTTATGCCAGCGTATCCATCTGTCGTACCAAAATCCTCTCTTACACCAACGTAAAGATTGTCAACATAACCTATCTCCTGGTTAGCGCCAGCATCATTTACCTCAATCTTTATCTGCAAAGTTGTGGCAGCACCATCTGTTAAAACTGTTCCGGTGATCACTTCATACGTTCCGGAAGTTGATGTGCCTATCGGTGCGTAGCCTCCAACATCATCTTTCGCATACACTTTTACATTATCAACATTGGCATCTTTCTTAACCGCTACCGAAATGTAATAATTCGTGCTTGCAGAGACAGCAAATGTAGGTGATTCCGCAGAAGACTGGTCCGCAGCTGCATCCATTGTTATTTCGCCAGCTCTGTTTCCTTGATATGGATCACCAAGAGCTATCGCCATACTACAATTAGTTAAAGTCCAATCGGCAACATTTACTACTTCAAACGTACTCTGACAATTAGCCACGAATACGTTAGCGGTGATTATAGCCCACTCACCGCCCCATATCTCATAACCATCTACTATCTGTGTCGCAAGTGTAGCCACGTCAGTAGTATTTGAACTAATCTCGTAAATGATGCTTTTAATTAAAACATCGTCACCAGCATGACTGGACCAGCTTTTATCCGGAACATAAAGACCATAACCAACCAAAGCTCCTGTATGATATTCCAGGTTGGAGTCATTGTTGTCCAATGTAGAAATTGACAGGATCCTGTAATATGGACCGTTCCATGCCTCAGCTCGATATATGTTATATCCTGTAAGCCTTTCATTCCAGCTGGTGTTGACACCTGAGTATACAGCTGTTATTATATTGGTTGAGCTGTCGGCTCCTGGCGAGTTCGATATATACCTCTTTGGCATCGGTGCTTCCTGGTTACCATCGAATATAGGTACAAACTTGTAGTAATAGGTTTTTGCGTCCTCAAGCGATCCTCCGGATCCGGTTTCATCCGTTATCGCCAGCGTATAGCTCTGATCGTCGTCGTCCGGAGCGCAATCGTCATAATCAAAGGCTCCAACCGTTTTTATGGCGCTGTTCCAAAAGTAATTCCTATCGATATACTGGAAAACACCAGGACTCTTTGTAAGTCCATTCGCAAAGCGCAACTTATCATGGAAGTTAAGGATCTTAATATCTGATACACCTGAAACCAGATCTTTTATGGTTGTCGGTGCGTCATTCCAATTAGCTGACCAGTATTCGATCGTATCATTGGTAGCATCAAAGGTTATCCATGCTGTTCCGTCGAAGGCTCCACCAGTAAAGTTTTCATTAACCCACTTCATTATCTGTGTAAACTCTCTACTGCCTATCGTGTTTACCTGAGTATCATTGTTGCGTTTATAGATCTTACCAGATTGATCTAACTCATAGTCCTCAATCTCTACACAAGCACCGAGAGGTATATCCTCCGGATCCGGCTGCGTCATAAGCTGCGTCTTATTCAACGGTATTTCGATTAACCTGCTCATTACCACTCTTCCAGTATCTTTTCTGGTCCGGTGACCATCCTGACGTTAAAATCCTCTCTTGTTTTCTGTCGATTGGCATAATAAGTATCCATGGATCGTTTCGCTCTATTTGGCAATCCTTTATCTTCCAGGATCAACGATCGTGCGTAATCGACAAGGTATTTCCTGTATACATCATCAATATCCGGATCATCACCAGCTGTCGAAAATCCTCTATCAATACCATTGGCGTATGCGAATCCTGCGCCTGTAACAATATCGTTGGAATTTGAATCTATGACCTGATCGGAATTTTGATCGATTACATCATAAGTAGATCTGTTCGGACTTAAAGAATCGCCAGTCAGCACCTCATCATCCTCAAAAGCACCTGTGACGCTTGAAAGAATGAGTGTGCCAGTAGCCATGTGATTATCGTCAAATTCCACGACTCCTGTAGCTGAACTATCCTCTCCGGTTACAGTCTCTCCACGTACAAAATGAGTAACCAGACCATCATAGTCCAGTTTGCGATATGCAGTTGCGCTATCATCAAGGACCTTTGGATGGTATTTATACCAGAGAGTAAGCCAACCAGCTGAGGACGTGCCAGGTACGAAATAAATCCTGCCACCGTGGATTAAAATTCGCTCCGTCTTGGCAAACCTGTATTCAGCTGTGGTATTGTGGTAGTGGAAGGAATCGTACTGGTAATCGTCCATGTATTCAAGACGATAACCTTTAAACTCCGCACGAGTGATCTTTATGAAGTCAACAGGAAGATCTATGTACTCAGTCTCAGCATTTATATAAAACCATTTCTGACGTTCCAGGCAACCAGTTTCTCTTACGAAATCTTCCTGAGCTTCAACAAGGTACTTCTTTGCTGAAACAGTTAATCCACGATCGTTCCTATGTTCGTCCGCAAAAGGAACGAGTGTTCTGTAAACAAGGTCTGTCCAATTCATTATCGATTACCACGAGTACCAATACCTCTAGGTTTTTCAACCTCATATCTCTCATTAAGCGCTCTTATCTGAAGCATGGCATTTTCGTAGGAAACTTTAGCGCGGTCTGTCTTGGCATCCATCTTCCACAGCTGAGACTCAGAAAAATCAACCACCAGCTCGTGTAAAGCGACATTAAATTCACATTCGGTTGCGTCAGCTGCCAGGTCCGCCGGCTCCTTTAGATACCATATATCAGCAAGAATAATCGTATCCGGTATGAAAAAGATCTTTTCGTTAAATACATAGCAAACCGGATTGGTGGTGCTACCAGCAAGATATGTATTTTCCAATCTCTTTACATCACCAGGTTCAATCATAACACAGTAAAGATCGTCCGTATCGTCGTAAACCTTCAAGACACCATTACGAATCGGTACACTGGTCAAAGCAGAAAGAGCAAGTTCACCACTTGCAGGTGTTTCACCAGTATCAATAACCTGTAATTCAGTCAGGTAAGCGTTGTTAATCAGGTTCACCACCGTTTTCTGAGCGATATTAAGCGCATCCAGTTTAGCAGCCTGTGTGAATTTAACCTGGTCAGGATCCTCAAGCCTTAATCCTAACGTTGATAACATCTCGTTTCCAGTCATCTCTCCTCCAAAATTTTATGGTGAGGAACGTGAGCTACCAGGTAGAGACCATGAACCACGGTAGCCCACGTCCTCGAAGTTTTTACGGTTTATAGGTAGTTATTACCTCTACCACTTCACCGTTTCGCCTATACGCTCCGCTTCATAAAAGCAGGCATATATCCAGTGGTGTCCGCATTAGCACTATCAAGCGCCATCAAAGGACTGCAAGCAGCTTCCATAATGTCACCTTCAGCATTTCCAGCCATTCCTTGACATGAACCTGGAACACCAGCAACAGGAACCAAAGGTTCATTCAAAACAATAGCAGCTGAAGTTGAGTGACCGATTGCAACAGCAGGAACGTATCCAGCAATTTGGATCCATCCGAAATAACCTGAAGTAATCGTACCGACAGCAACACCTTGTATCTGTTCTGTATCTCCATCAACAAGTTCGACAAGAAAAGGATTGAAGATCAGTAGAGCAACATCGTTGGCATACGCTTCACCTACAGCAGCCTCGAAGTTTAGATCTCCTTCTCCACTGATAGCCATGGCAGCGTGAGAATAGATCCTCTGTGATCTGCCTAAGCCAGCAGCTTCTCCTTGTCGGATATAATAACCGGCATATTGATTAACAGTCATAGCAGTTGTAATCGTGTCAATATGGATTAAGCTTACAGTTGTATCTGTGATAGCACCGTCAACCGCAATACCACTATCCCACGCAGCCCATGGTACAGCTGTAACACACTGTCCAATCGCAAGCGCCTCGTTTGCTTTCACATAACGATAAGCATTTCCGAGTTCATCAAATACAACAGTACCAATAAGCATAGAAGCGGAAGATTCATTGACATCGAGAGTGCTACCGACCATCTGAGGATAACCTCTTGATAATACTCTAACCATTATCTGTCTCCACTAATAAGCAGTTGGCAGGTTGTATAGACAACCTTGGAACCTGCGATTAGAGCAAGTAATGTTACCTGCCCACAGAATCTTTGCAGAACGGACATCTTGGTTGACTGGCTTTTGCCAAGGCTCGAACTTGAAATTCCTTGCCGGTGCGTGACGGAATTGTAGATATTTCTCATTCAGCATAAACATATATCCGGCTGGTACGTGAGAATCGTACACAATAGGAATACCACGGAAAGTCAAGTTTTGAAAACCTACGTCGGCTAGACCTTGGTTCGCTGGTTTCAAGGACCGTTTCTGATCCGACAGATAAGTTTCGTACGCATCATAGATTAACTGCGTAGTAATACAGATTGTCGGATGATCGGCATCCTCTGTCACAGCGCCCCACAGATCTCTCATCATGGTAGGTAAGAAGTCACGGTTGGTTTGAGCCACAATATCCGACCATGAAGGAGCTGAGGAGTTACCATACAACGCAGCAGCGTTCTTAGCAATCGACCGCCACCAGGTATAGGTGTTGGCATCAATAGCTCCAACAGTACCGGTGGTGTTAATCACATAATCATAAAGAGTACCAAACTCTTTAGTGCCAGCTGCGGTTGTTTTGAAGAAAGTTTCACCGAACTTGTCTTTAAGTGTTTTCTCTGCGATCCTGGCTTCAGTCTTAATAAGGCTAAAGACCTTTTCAGGTCCGACGTTCTTCACCTCTTCATCAAGACCGGAAATAACCATAGAAGCGTACGCCTGTTTCCATTCGTACTCAGCGTTGGTCAATTTCTCCTTTGGCTCGATTGTGAATAGGTCATATTCACTGTAAAAATCGGAGATGCCTTTATCATATATCAAAGGCTCAAGGATTTTATTACCAGTTGCAGATTTCGATTTCCTTAACAAGCGATAAAGCACCACGTTGGAAGTAAAAATGTTATCACGCAACTTCGGTACGATATGATCGCGCGTAGTTGTCGTGATGTTGTTCCAATTCAAAGCCATTACTTAGACTCCAATTCGTGATATGCTTTTACTGCATCGTCCGTAGCCTCGTCAATGTCTTTTGCCGGAGTCTTGCGCTTGGTAGATTTGATGCCTTTAGATTTGCCTGGTACCGATTTGTTACCATCTTCGGCTTCATCAGTGATCTTCTTAGTAGTCATTAGATTCTTTCCTCTGGTTTCCAGCCAGGCTTCCTTCAAACTCATAGGACGTTCATCCGGATGCTCGTCGGAATACTTAACCGCAAAATCAATGACCTTTTGGACCACTTTAGGCTTTTTCATTTCTTTATCGAGAGCCTCTAATTCTGAAACTTCACGATCGACCACCTCAGAAATCTTCTCGGCTTGTGCCACTTTCTCCGATTCCTGAGTACGCTCCGTTTCTATGCTCTCTAAGGCTTCAACTCTTTTATCCAAGTCTGTTTTAGACTCCTCGCTGGTGTCATCATCAGCTGAAGACTCTGACTCGACTTCAAGATCCAGTCCACGAAAAGGATTGTTGTCTTTTCCGTCGAAATATTCATCCAAGGCATCAAGCAGCTCTTCTTTCTTCAAAGCATCATTAACAGTTTTGAGCTTTTTAGAAATAGCTGCGATCTTCTGAGCCTTTTCAGTATTCGACTTTTGCCAACTCTCCTTATTTTTGCGATCCTTGA